GATACATTCACCAGTGATGGCCGAGATGTCTACGTCGTTGCAATGGGGAGCGATGGCTGGCGGGTTGCCGTAACCTGATTCGTTGAGTTCGCGGGCTGCCGCTTCGTAGTCGCCACTATGTTCTAGTAATGCAAAGATGGCGAACGGTGAATAGGACTGGTTTGGCTCGAATGGTGCGGCATTGGATGAGAAGACGTAAAACGTTCGGTCTCTGAGGGTGGCCGAGGTCTGGCCGGGGGTTTTGTTGGGACGGGTCCAATGCTCGTTGCCGTCGGCCCGCACTCCACATGGACGCCAGCCATGCTTTCGCAGAAGGGCCGCGATGTCGCCCCGTGTGTTGAAGTCATCGCCGGGCCGGGTAGTATCGCCAATGGGGGCGATCGGTGTCGCGTGTGGCGGCACGGGTGGCGATTCTTGCGAAGATTCGTTTAGTTCCCATGCAGCCATCAGGAGTGTTTCCCGTTGACTTGCCGTGAGGATCGGCGGATCGGCCAAGTCGCCTTGAACCAACTCGTAGCCCGCAGTCGGCGCACATAAAAACAACCCGCCTTCGCCGCGAGTTTCGATCAACGTAATCGGTCGGCCATTCTCACCCAGTCGCTGGGCAAGTTTCATGCTCCCGTCGATCGGTTCTTCACAACGATAGACAATATGCCAACCGCCCGACTGCGAAGTCTCGACCACCAACCGATCCAACAAGCCCGGCATGGCCGCTTCGACGTTTTGCGACCACGGCTCGAAGAGTTCGCCACCCCGGTCGAAGTCGAGTAGTTCGAAGTTCCCCGATATTCTGCCGGTCAATAGACAAAGACCATCAGGACGATTGCCGAACCAAGTCGCCAACTCGCGTTCGGTCGGCAACCGGTTTTGATACGCCTTCCACGTTCCAACCGCAGGCCGCTTCTGCGACCGCCTTGCAGGCAGCACACAGAGCCGAGCTTCAAGATACCGCCTCGCCGTTTCTAGCATTCAAAGTGCCTCTCGAATGTTGTTTTCAAAGAAGAGTGTGAAAATCAAAACAATACAAGATGTCCATTTATGCACGTTGCTTGCGTGAGGACGTAGGGCGACTCGGTTTTATTTTTTTGGTCGGCACCCCTTGATAGCTTGGCATGTCGTCCAGCTCGGCAGGTAAAATCCCCCGCTCGATCATGGCCCCGTTATGAATAATGGCCATTGCGTTGAAGATGATGGCCGCCAAATGGTCTTCAGTACGGTCCCCTTGTTGGTAACGCATGACATGCCGCCGCAAGGACGCAAAGCATCGACTATTCGGAATCCCCCGTTCCCAATTCCGCTCGGTGTACTTCCGGGCACCAAGCCGCAGCCACTCACCCACCCGCTCTTCCGCGAACGGCGAAAAGAGATCGGGACGCGGTTTTTCCGTCGCGGTATCTCGTACAGCACCCGTCGAAAACGCTTGTCGTCTACCACTATCATGCATGGTCTTTTTCTCCTTCTGTAGAACGCGATCTAAAAAGTCAATCAGATAAAAAAGGCACCGCCCTATCTTGCGCAGACATTGGCCGATGCTTGGCTCGAATCAAAACGGGATGTCGTCATCCTGATAACCCATCGCTACATCAAGCGGCACCGGTTCGGGTTTCTCGCCCAACTCACAGGCTACGATTCGGTCGAACGGTTCGCCTGTGACTTTGCGGACAGTGATCTTGTGCGTCATAGCAAGGCCACCCGCCTCGGCGATGTCTACCGCTTGCTGGGCCGAACTGGGAAGCGGATCGTTGGAACGGCGAACCCACCATTGCTCAAACCGTTGCCGTGCCCAACCGCCATGTTCGGGGCACACCCACTCACATTGAAAATCGTTCAGGCCGATTTGATAAGTGATCCGCATCGTTTTGGGGACGCTCTCGTCGGCACCCCGCTTTGTGTGGACCGAATAAAAAACGTCACTCACATCGTATTGCGTGTCGATTACTTGGCCCGTCAAAATCCCTTCGTCCGAGGCGTGGGCGTCGTGCTTTTCCTGTTCGGGTGGCGGGAAGGTATAGCCGCAATCGGGACAAATTGAGTAGGCCGCATGAATGACCGCTCGGCATTGGGGACATTCTTTGCCCGGTGCTTGACCCGGCGTTTTGCCGTCCCGCTCCTGAATCTGAATCGCATCGACCGGCCCATGCCGCACGATATTGCCACCGAAGTCGAGAACCAGACAATCGGTCTTGTCGGGATGAAGCCGAAAGCCCCGCCCGACCATTTGATAATAAAGGCCGGGCGAATTGGTCGGTCGCAGGAGAACCACGCAATCGACATTCGGTGCGTCAAAACCGGTGGTGAGCACATTGACGTTGACAAGGTACTTCAACTGTGAATGTGTATCGCCGAACAGGTTGGCGGCAACCGGCTCACCTTTGAATCGGGCAAGTGTTTGGTCCCGTTCCGCAGGTGGAGTTTTACCTGTGACCAATCCACATTCGGCACCCGTGATCCGTTGGATCGTCGCCTGAACATGTTCTGCATGAGCGACCGACGCGGCAAAGATCAAGACCGACTGCCGTTCGGTCGTCATCTCGACGATCTCCCGACACGCCGCATCGACCAGCTCTTCGGTGTCCATCAGCGACTCAACTTCACTGCCAATGAACTCGCCCGCCCGAACGTGCAGTTCCGACGTATCGACCTTCCGCCGCCCTGCCTTGGTACGAAGAGGACACAAAAAGCCTTGGGCGATCAGCTCTTTGACTCCCACTTCGTAGCAGATCGTGTTCAGAAGATTATCTGGCCCGCAAAGCATCCCCGACTTCAAGCGGTATGGCGTGGCTGTTAAACCGATCAAACGGACGTTCGGATTGACCTTGCGGGCATCCGTCAAAAACGTTTGGTACATCCCTTCGCCATCAGGCGGCAACAGATGGGCCTCGTCTACGAGGATAAGATCGAATCGATCAAGTTCGCACGCCCGTTGATAGACCGACTGAATCCCCGCGACAATCACCGGCTGGTTCGTGTCACGTCGTTTAAGGCCTGCCGAGTAAATCGTCACTTCCGGGCAGATTGCTCGCAGTTTATCCGCCGCCTGCTGAAGCAGTTCCTTCACATGTGCCAAAATCAAAACCCGCCCACCCCATCGTTGCACCGCATCCCGACAAAGGGTCGCAATAATCGGCGTCTTCCCCGAAGCCGTAGGAAGCACCAAACAAGGCTGATCCTCCCGAGTCCGAAGATGGCAATAGACCGCATCTACCGCCTCCTGTTGATAAGGTCGCAACACAAAAGACATGGTTTTATCTCAAAGGGAAAGTTTTTTGCTACAGGTTTGTCCATCGCGGCAAAAACCCGTTTAGGTGTTCTCTGCAAGGGTCAGGTAGATCGGGACTGCCAACCGAGGCAGATCATCCAGTCGCACGATAGCGACCCACGGTTTACGATTTTGGCGATGCATTACGACGGGGATATTTTCTCCGGCGTCACGAACGGCCTGTTCCATTGCGTCGTACAGACGGAACCGCTCGGTCCGCTTGCATTCGATATGAACCCCAGGAATGTCGGCTATGACGTCGGGGGAGGAAGGCCCGCCGTGATATTGGCAACCACGGCGGGCTTCGATACCGAGTAGACGGGTCAGTTCGCGGGCCAATTCTCGTTCGCCTCCCGCTCCTTTGTTACGCGACTTGCGACCCATCGGTGTCCCTCCATGTTTGGGAATCATGGCGTGGGGCGATTGCCTCTCGACACAATTGCGTCAACAGATGAGACAGCGGGGGAAATCGAAAGGCTGCTTCATTGGACGGTTCGCGGTCCTCTTCTATCGTGACGCATAAGGCCACGGCAATGGTTATCTGCATGATGGATTACCCCCTGACCCATGGTGGCGTTGCATCGTTGGTGGAAGGTTGCGACGATGGTGCCAACGCCGATTCCCGCTTGGAATAACCTTTCACTTCGTTGACGATCTCGCCCGTGTCTTGGCGACGCTTGCACTTGACGGTAATCATCAATGGCAAGTTGTGGAGTTCGACCGAATCTTGAGGCTGCATGACACCGACCGCCCGACAGATGGCCGAGAGGTTGCCACGAGCGATATTTTGCGTTGTCGCATTCTGATGGTTTGTGCAAAGCCGATCCCAGACTTTGCGACCCTTGTGTGGGCCATCCAAGAGAGTGAACTCCAATTGGAGGTAGTTTCCATTACCTGCTTTGGTCGGCTTCATCTCACTGGCGGTGATCTCTGCCAGATACTTACCCGCCGGGAGTGGGTTGAACGGGATCGTTGGATCGACTTCGTTTGCATTAAAATTGAGTGTTGCCATCGTAGAGTGGTTCTCCATTGCTTAGTTAATGGGAAGAGGGGAAAAACAAATTACTCTGGGGTGCCGTGGGACAATCTGTTCATCAGATCGGGCCACGACAGGGGGATGATTTCGGGCAGGCCATAGCGGTTCTTGGCGACACAGACGGGGCTGCCGATACACCGCAAGATGCGATGCCCGCCACTCTTTTCACCTTTGGCCGCCCCATGTTCACGGGTTGCCAAGAGGATCGCGTCGCACCATTCGCAGAGCAGTGCCGTGGCACTTTTGTTCAGGCGGGGTGAAAATCGGTCGAAGGTCGTCGATTCAGGATCGGCAAACTTCTCGATCTTCGCGTGTGCCAACAAGGCGACAATCATCCCCTTCTGCTCTCGCAAATATCGCAAGGCATCGACGACCTGCCGCCATTGGGTCAAAGCGTGGACGTAGCCCTTGCCATAACCACCATCAACCTTCTCAATGGACGAGACGCCGTATTGCTTACAAACCTCGTCAAAGATGAGCCGTTCGAGCCAATCGAGCGAGTCGATAACGACCGTTTGATAATCGTGTTCTTCTGTAGCCAAAGCGGTTAAGTACGACAGGACTTCGGCAAACGATTGTGCCAAGGGAAACGAATTGCATTCGATTTGATCGAGTCCGTCTTCCGTCGGAATGAAGACCGCTTCCGGCATTCGGGAAGCAAGGGTGCTTTTCCCGGCTCCTTCGGCTCCGTAGATCAACAGACGAGGCGGACGTTGGCGACGCCCACGGTGTACTTGTTCCAGTAGGGGCATAGTTGGTTCCTCGGATTCGAGTGATAGGAATCAAGGCGTGCGTTACAGACAGGCCTCTATAAGTAAAACGCCCGCCGACAGCACTTTTTCGCCCCTCAATCTCGAAAAGTAATATGGGGTTTTATATGGCAAATGATGGCCATCATTGGATTGCCATATGGTTTTTCTTGCCACACCTTGCGGACTAGATACTTGACCCCCATGCGTTTCCGAAACTTGCGGCCATGACGTCAACCGGAGTGGTTTGACGCGATATGAGCCGCGTAGATAAGGAAACGGACTATGTTGGGTAACAAGTACGAAGGATTGTTCAGCACACAGGAAACCAAGCAGATTCGAAGACAAATCAAGCAAGTCGGCCTGTCATCGGAAGACGCTGCCGACGTCATGCAAGAGGTGGTGGTCGCCCTACTTCAGAGCCATTCCGATTGGTCGCTGCTTCGTAGTACGAAGCGCAAGCAGCTACTTTGGGGACTGACACGAGACATTGCCAGCAAATCGCGGCGGTCAATGCAACGTCAACGCTGCCGTGACGAGCGTAAGGCCATCACAACCCAAGAAGCGTATTACGACAAAACGACATCCTTATGTCAGGAAGTTCAGGATATGGTGGGGAGTCTCGACCAACGACAACAATCCATCTGCGAGCTTCTTTCGCAAGGCCTCTCGAAATCGCAAATCGCTGAACGGATGGGCTGCAAATGGCATACAGTAAATCGGCTCGTTGCCACGATTCGCTTACAATTCAAAGCAGACGGCTTTGGGGAGGACATCCAATGACCACACCCCACAAAGAGACTCCTCTATTGCTTACTGCAACCCAATCGGCCCAACGATGTGGTTGCTCGGTTCGCACTTGGCGAACGTGGAATCGGCTAGGCTTGATCCCACCACCAATTCGGATTGGGCGGTCCTTGTTCTGGCGTCCCGAAGAACTGGTCGCATGGGTCAAGGCCGGATGCCCGAACCGGGTAACGTGGATATCGCAAAAAGCATCTGAACCGGGCCAACTTCTCTGATTCTTTGGCAAATCTACGACCAGTAGGCAAAACAGGACTTGAGCTTTTGCCGAAAAGGGTGCTCTCTGTGATTGGAAGTCCGACGCGTTGGGCACCTTTTCCATTTTTTCATTCCAGTCTCCATGAGAAAAAACAATGGCAAGTCTTTACAAGAAACCGATCACACGACGCGACCCGGAAACGGGGCAGCAGGTCAAGGCGAAGTCAAAAAAGTGGTGGGGCCGCTTTACGAACGCTTTGGGGTGTGAGAAGCGGGTACCGTTGGCTACAGACAAACGAGCGGCACAGGCGATGCTTCAAGAATTGGTCCATAAGGTCGAGCGCCAAAAGGCCGGTCTAATCGATCCAGTCGAGGAGGAGATGTACCGTCCAAT